TTACTTTTAACCTTACAAGCAAGGGCAACATACTATGAGAATGTTACTTGTACAACTGCAACTTTAGATGAATTAGAAAATATACAATAATGAGCAACCTTTTAGAAAAAGCATCAATTATATTAACACCTACTGCGTATAACAATGGAGAAGCACTTTGTGTGAAGCCAAGTGATGGAAGCGGAGATTTTACATTTTCACGTAATAGTGCAGCTACAAGAGTAAATGCTCAAGGTCTTGTTGAAAACGTACAGATACTATCGAGTAATTTGGTGCAAAATGGAGACTTTTCAGAGGAAGGTAGCGAGGAAGTTTCTAACGGCTCGTTTTCTCAAGAGGGAGTGGAATTAGTTACTAATGGAGATTTTGCAACAGATAGTGATTGGTTTAAAAGCGGACAAGTTACGATTGGCGGTGGTGTTGCTTATTTTGATAGCGATGGAACATTTACACAAATAGCGCAAAATTTAAGCGGTATATCTGGTAAAAGTGCTAAAGTAGTTATAGAAATAACCGAATATAATCAAGGAACATTAAAGGTTTTATTTAGCGGAGGCGCACAACAAAATTTGCCTACATCTGTAGGTACACATACTTTATATTTTAGCAATGTAGCAAGTAATACATTAAACATAGCAAGGGTTGGCGGTGTAACTAATATAAAAATAGACAACGTTTCAGTACGTGAGGTCGGTCAAGATTGGTCTTTAGGTACTGGTTGGAGTATTGGAGAGGATAAGGCTATAAGTGATAATACTGGTACTGGAAATAGAAATTTAAGACAAAATAGTATTTTAATTGTTGGCGCATCTTACAAAATAACTTTTGATATAGATGTAACAAGTGGATTTGTTTATTTAATATTTGATGGTACTGCTGAAGCGATAACAACATCGGGAACGTATACATATTATAAAACCGCAAGTACTACAAATATACAGTTTAGAAATTCAAATGGTAATTTCATAGGCTCTATTACAAACATCTCGGTTAAAGAGGTGGGGCAAAATTGGGATTTGGGAACGGGTTGGGAAATTGGAGAGGATAAGGCAATTGGAACATCTGCAACGGGTGTATTATACACGAACATTACAATAACATCATCTAATAAAGCAAGAATAAAAGCTGATGTTGATATAAGTGGGGGTGGCATACAATTAAGAGTAGGGGGTGTTTCTTTAGGTTACTTTTACGATAATATTGATTATGTTTTTACATCAAATGGAAATGGATTAGTTGAATTTGTTGGTCAATCATTTACTGGCTCTATAACAAACATTTCAGTAATAGAAATAACAGACGATACCAACCTCCCGAGAATAAACTACGAGGGGTTTAGTTATCAAGATGCTTTAGGGAGTGAGGAAATTGTAAATGGCGATTTTAGTAATGGGAGTACAGATTGGTCTTTAGAAACTGGTTGGAGTATAAGTGGAGGTGTTGCAATAGCATCTGGCTCAACAGTATATTCTTTAAAACAAGTTATTGGAGGAGGGATTTTACCTAATACTACATATCAAATTACCTATAATATAGTTACATCTACAACAGATGGTGCTATATTAATATCTTTAGGTACATCATCTGGAGGAGTAAGTTCGGGAAATAGTCCATCCGTTGGTAAAAAAACAATACAAATAACAACTGGCGCATCAACAAACAATAGTTTATATATAAAAAGTACTGTAGGAACTGCAAGATGGAATGGCTCAATAGACAACGTATCTGTAAAAGAATATCTCGGGCAAGAAGTAGTGCCAGATAGTGGTTGCGGAAGTTGGTTGTTTGAGCCGCAGAGTACGAATATTATTGAGTATTCAGAAGATTTCAGTAATTCCTATTGGGCTAAAAGTGGCACAGTTGTTATAAGTGATGCAGCAGTATCTCCCGATGGAACACTAAATGCAGACAAGTTAAATTTTACAGCATCAAATGGGGAGATTGTAAAAACAATGACCTTCATAAGTGGTCAAACATATACGATGTCTTTTTATGCAAAAACAGAAAGTGGTACTCTTGACTTTATTTATGGTAATATGGATTATTCAACCATTAGCGGAACGGCTACTAATGAATGGCAAAGATTTGTAATAACGCAAACCCTACCAACTACTACAAGATATCCTAAAATACAAACAACAGAAATAGGTTCTTTGTTGTTGTGGGGATTTCAAGTAGAACAACAAACCTACGCAACATCTTACATACCCACCTCAGGACAGATTGTCTCAAGGTTAGCCGATTCAGTAACAGGAGCAGGAGACGCAAGTACTTTCAATTCAACTGAAGGGGTATTGTATTTTGAAGGAAGTGCTTTGGTAAATGACTTAACAAATAGAATTATCTCAATAACAGACGGAGCAAGTGTAAATGGAGCTTCACTCTATTACTCATCATTGTCAAATGTTATCCGTGCTAATTACTACGTGGGAGGAGTTGAACAATGCAACTTACTATATACTTTAGCAGATGAAACAGACTTCAGTAAAATGGCTTTTGTATGGAAAATAAATAGGTTTGAGTTGTGGGTAGATGGTGTAAAAAGAGCCGAGGATTTAAGCGGGGCTGTAAATACTGCTAACACAATGAGTGACTTGAGCTTAAGCAGATTGGGCGGAAACGTATACTATGGAGAAATAAAATCAGTAATCACATTCAATACAGCTCTCACGGACGCAGAACTAGAATGCTTAACAACAATTTAATATGAAGATAGCAAAATACGAGTTTAATTCAAAAGAACAATTCAAGACAAAAGAGATAGCCCTAGGAGTTACAACAGACGAAGATGGGAACGAATACCCAACTCATAACCATTCTATAGTAGAGCTAGGGCATATAGTTTTAGAAGCTGCGGTATATGACGAAGATGGTAACGAGGTAACTCCTGCAGTATTTTCTACTAAATACCATGTAGATGTAATGTACAGAGGAGTAGACTCACACCCCTGGGGCTGGGCCACTTACGCTGTAGAGTTAACTAACGAGGGTTCACATTCTTTTTTCGGGGTTAATTACCTAGATAATAGACTATAAAAACAAAAAACCTTGTTAGCTGTTTTTAAATAAAGTATAAACCCTTACAGAAACTTTATGAATAAAGCACAAGAAACATTAAGAAAAATTGCTGAGGCCTTAAATATTGCCTCAGAGCCTACTCCAGTAGTAGCTGAACCAGTAGCAGAAGTTACTCCAGTAGCAGAACCTGCACCAGCCGAGGCTGTGCCCGTAGTGGCCGCTGAACCAGCTCCAGCTGTAGTAGAACCTGCGCCAGTAGAACCAACAGAACCCGCACCAGTAGAGCCAGCTCCAGTAGCGGATACTAGGGTAGCGGACCTAGAGGCTCAGTTAGCAGATATGAAAAAAATTCTAGCGGACGCAATGAGAGAACCAGAACCAGTAGCAGCACCAGCTCCAGTAGCAGGATTAACTCATAGCCCAGAGGCTGTAGTAGCTACAAAAGCTAACGGTATCGGTAAAAAAGGGGCTAGCATCCAGGATAGAGTACACGCCTATATAAACGGCACTAAATAAGTAACTAATTAACACTAATAAATACCAATTAAAAATTAAATTATGGCAACAACAACTTCAATTACAACAAGTTACGCAGGTGAAAAGGCTCAAGGCTTTATAGCCGCGGCTTTGCTTTCTGCGCCAACTATCGACAAAGGCGGAATTACAGTAAAGCCGAATATCAAATTTAAGCAAGTTATGCAAAAGCTCGCAGTGGGTGATATCGTAGCAGATGCTTCTTGTGACTTCACAGCAACTTCAAGTGTAACACTTACTGAGCGTTATTTACAGCCTAAAGATTTTCAGGTAAACTTGGAACTTTGCAAAAAAGACTACGAAAGCGACTGGCTGAGCATTGAGCAAGGTTTTTCTAGCTTTGACGAATTACCGAAATCGTTTGCAAATTACCTAATCGGGCACGTAGCTGGTAAAGTTGCTGCACAGGTAGAAAACAATATCTGGAACGGTACTGACGGAGTAGGTTCTGGTGAGTTTGACGGTCTTGTTGACTTAATGACGGCTGACGCAGACGTTATAGACGTAACTGGACCAGCAACGACTGCAGCTAATATCATAGCTCAGCTAGGGGCTGTGGTGGACGCTATCCCAGAAACTGTATACGGTTCTGAGGGAATGCATATATATATATCACAAGCAGACGCTAGAAGTTACGTAAGAGCACAAGCTGCCTTAGGTTACAAAGACCTTTACCATGTAGGACAGACTCAAATGGATTTTGAAGGAGTTAAGTTATTCGTAGCAAATGGCTTAAGCGCTGGAGTTATGGTAGCTGGACAGAAGGAGAATTTAATGTTTGGCTGCGGGCTTCAATCGGACACTAACTTAGTGAAATTGATTGATTTAGCCGACATCGACGGGTCACAAAATGTAAGAGTGGTAATGCGCTACAGTGCAGGTGTAAACTACGCTATCGGTTCTGAATTAGTATTACGCTCAGTAGTATAATTTCAACCTAATTATCTAAAGGGCCTCTTTAAGTAGAGGCTCTTAATTAACTAATAATCAATCTAATACACATAAAATTATGCCATGTTTAATAACAGCAGGACGTTTAGAGGGATGTAAGGACGCAGTGGGAGGCTTGAACGCCATCTACTTCATTAACTACTCAGACATGGGTACACTTACAACTGTAGACGAAACAGTAACAGCGATATCTGCGACAACGCCAGACGCTTTTAAATACGACTTAAAGGGTACATCAACTTTTGAGCAATCATTAACATCTAGCCGTGACAACGGTACTACTTTTGCTGAGCAAACTTTAACGGTTTCTCTTAAAAAGCAAGACAGTACTACTCACAAAGAAATCAAACTTTTAGCCTATGGCAGACCTCATGTTATCATCGAAGATAACAACGGTATACTTTGGTTAATGGGTGAAGAATTTGGAGCAGAGATGAACGCGACGGCTTCAACTGGCGCAAGTTTAGGTGACAAAAGTGGATATGAATTAACATTTTCAGCAATGGAAAGAAGCTTCGCTAAGGAGTTTGTAGGAGCAGCAGGAATTGCTGATTTCGCAGTAACTTTAGGAGTATAATTACTTAAAAATTAACTGAAAGGAGGGCGCTTTATGGCGTCCTTTTTTTTTACTTTTTACTTTTTTTAGGGCCATTTTAACATATTTTTAACAAAACAGTAAATTTCATTTAAGGCTATTTTAAAGCGTTTTAAGACACTTTATCCTGTCTAGGCTACACCAGGGTCTAAAAGTTGTGAAAGTAAAAAATCCAGTGAGAGTCGGTGCTGCCAGATGGTAAAAAATAAATATTGAAAAAAGCTTTTTTATGCCAGATATTGTGTTAAAGTGTTTTTAAATAAAGACTATGAATTACATCGATATTATAGGCCCAGGCTTAGACCAAATTTATATAAATACTAAGCTCGAAAAGATGCAAGCTGAGAGCTCAATTTCTACCTGGACAATTTACGCAGATGGGTCAGATACCGAAGTAGCAATTTTCACTACTGAGTTTGGAGATGTGGTAATAGATACTTTTGGATATTACCAAAGATTAACTTTTAACGCAAATTTAAACGTGTTGAAAAATGAGACAATGTACAATCTTGTAGGTACACATTTTGGTGAGGTAATTTACAGAGGTAAGTTTTTTACCACAGATAAAGACATAGAAAACTACGAGACAAATACAACAGATTACAAGCAAAGAGCAAACCCTAATAACTATACAATACTAGACTAATGAATTACAGTATAACTAATTTAAGCGCTTACGAAATACCAAAGGCTATAGAGGATAAGTTTAACGACTACGTAGCTTACGGCGAAGACAATAACTACTTTAGTTTTTTAATCCAGCAATACCTGCAATCTGCAACTAATAACGCAGCTATAAAAAGTATCTCAGATTTAATATACGGCCAGGGCATTTGTATTGAAGACTTAGAGATAGATAACCCAAAGGTAAAAGAGCTAAGAAAACTTATAAACCATAGAGACCTTAAAAAGATTATTCTAGAGCGTAAGATGCTAGGGATGGCTGCTATGCAGGTAATCTATTCTAAGACTGGTAATGACCGAAAGGTAGTAGGTATTAAGCATTTTCCTATACACACGCTTAGACCTTCTAAAATGGACGCTGAGGGTGTTATAAGACATTACTACTACCATCCAGACTGGTTAAACAAAAGACAATCGGATGTACTAAAAAAAATACCTACGTTTGGAAACTCTAAAGAGTTAGTAGAATTATTTATTTTGAAGCCTTATGTTTCAGGTTACTCATATTTTAGCCCTGTAGGATATTCAGGAGCCTTACCATATTGTGAGCTAGAAAATGAAATCTCAGACTATTTACTTAATGATGCTAAAAATTCTTTTAGTGGTACAAAGGTGGTTAACTTTAACAACGGTGTACCGTCTAAGGGTCAGAGAGACGAAATTACCAGAGACGTTAAAAACAAACTTACTGGCTCTAGAGGGCAAAAGGTGATTGTAGCTTTTAATGATGACAAAGACAGCCAGGCTACTGTAGAAGATATTTCTTTAAATGATGCACCTTCACATTATGAGTACCTAGCAAATGAGGCAATGCACAAAATACTAGTAGGCCATAGAGTGACCAGCCCAATGCTTTTAGGAATTAAAGACGGCGGTAACGGATTAGCTTCTAACTCAGATGAGATTATGGTAGCCTCTCAGTTATTTAACTCTACAGTTATACGTAATTTTCAGGATGAGATATTAGACTCCTTAGAGGAAATCCTAGAGCTTAACGGTGAAGTACCAGAGCTAATTTTTATCACTTCACAGCCTATTGAGTTCACAAGCGAAGACCAGGAAGTAGACGAAGACGATACAGACGATGTAAGCGACGATAAAAAAGTGGATAAGGTAAACGATAAGGACAAAGAAGATAATGCAGTAGACCAGAACCTAAGCAGTGCTATAGAGATAGCAATGAGTGCATACTTAAAGACTAGAGATTAATGTGTAGCTTTGACGAACAAAAGGCCGAGGCCCTGGTATACCTTTTAGGTGTAGGCGAAGACGAAGATAATGACTGGGTTTGTATAGATGCCAGGATAGACGAAGGCGAAACTGAAGACGAAGATTTTGAAGGCATGTTAAATGCTAGTTTAAATGTAGCCCTATCTAGTACTGGGTCAGCTAATAGAAACGCTAAGAGCTTGCAGGATAATAAATTTGTAAAGGTCCGTTACGCATACGTACAGGGCTCTAAAAAACACGGGTCAAGTGTAGCTAAAAAAGGGCGTCCATTTTGCATGGCTATGGAGGGCGCGAATAAGCTTTACAGAAAAGAAGATATCATAAAAATGAAATCACAGGGCCTAAATAGAACCCTGGGCCACAAGGGACAAGCCTATAGTATTTGGTTACATAAAGGCGGGGTCAACTGTTACCATAAGTTTGAAAGACGTATATATATAAAGCGCAAAAAGAACGACGGTACACCCTGGGGAGGTGGTGCATTTAATGGAGTAAAAAAGAGTACAATAGCACAAGCTAGAAAATATCACTTTAACCCAAAGTCAGGACGATTTAAAAACGATAGACGAGTAGCTGAGGCTCAGATAGATAGAGCAGATAAAGGACACCATCCTAGCTGGAGGCCATCAAATAAAAGTAAAAAAAGAAGATAAACTATGAAAGCATTATTTATAAGCCGCGAAGACTTAGTAAGGCACACCCCTATATCTGGAAACCTAGATTTTGATAGAGTGGTACAATACGTAGAAATAGCCCAGGATATTCACATACATGAACTACTAGGTTCTAACCTATACGAAAAGCTACAGGCTGATGTTTTAAACGACACGCTTACTGGCGCTTATTTAGAGCTAATGACTAAGCACATTAAACCGTCACTTAGCCAATTCTCACTATTAGAGTTCTTACCATTTAGTCAATTTAGCATTAATAACAAAGGTGTATTTAAACACACTAGCGAGAGCGCTGAAACTTTAAGCCGCGCGGACCTAGAATTAATGATAGAAAAAACTAGAGATACAGCCCAGCATTATGCGTCCAGAATGGTATCACATTTGTGTAACTATCCTAGCAATTTTCCTGAGTATTTATTAAACACTAAAGACCAATTAAACGCACAAAGAGAGGTAATTTTCGGCGGCTGGAATATATAACCTATGGCTACACTTACAGGAGAGAGAATAAAGGACACATACGACGCGGTCCTAAAACTAGACGACAACGCAGCGCTAACCAGTAGCCCTAAGGCTATTACAGATGGTCTAGGCAATAGCACGCCTATAAGTGTATCTACCATAAAAGTAGACGTTAGCTCTGATTTAGAAGCGGCCTCTTTTGTCAAAACAAGCGGGTTATCTACACAATTTTTAAAAGCTGATGGCTCAGTAGATTCTAGCGCTTACTTAACTAGTGGAGACTTACCTGCTAGCCATTGGAGTAGCAACTTAGTAGGTATCGATTACGCGGGCGGAAACGTAGGTATCGGGACTACTAGTCCAAGTCAGAAACTCCATGTAGACGGTAACGCAAGAGTTACAGGAGCTTATTACGACTCAGGTAACACCCCAGGTACTGTCAACCAAGTACTAGCCTCTACAGCAACAGGTACTTCTTGGATAGACCCTAGTACGATAGTAGCTGAAGCAGCAACACTTGTTGTTATCGCTTGTAAGAATACTTCTGGAGCAACCATACCAAAAGGAACTCCAGTATACCAGACAGGAAACGTAGGAGCAACTGCAACTATCGAAATAGCACCTGCAGATGCACTAATATCAGCAAATAAACTTCCAGCTATTGGAGTACTACAAACAGACCTAAACAACAACGGATTTGGTAATGTAGTAATAACTGGAGAACTTACAAATTTTACAACATCTCCTATTGATGGAGTTGTACCTACAACAGGGGATAAAGTATTCGTAAAATCAGGTGGAGGATTGACATTAACCAAACCAACAGGCGAAGGTAATGGCATTCAAAATATGGGACTTGTTGGTAAAGTATCTGGTGGAAACGCTGGGTCTATTACTGTTTCATCTATTATGCGTACAAACGACGTACCTAATCTGCCTGAGGGTAGAATATGGGTAGGTGATGGAAATACAATAGTATCAGATACAGTTTACATAGATGAGCCAAATAATAGATTAGGCATCGGAACAACAGCTCCAGGCTATAACTTACACATAGCAGACACTGATGCAACTATAAATCTAGCAAAAACAGATGGCGACCAGTATTTGAGGTTAGTTGGAGGAAGTGGAACTAACTCAGATGTTATTGCGCAAAGAACATTAACTTTACAAGCGTTAAGCGGAAACGTGTTGTTACAGCCTACAGGCAACGTCGGTATCGGAACGACTACTCCTAATCATAAACTTTCTATTGCAGGTGGTAATATTGAAGTAAACAATGGAGGCGCTACCTGGTTTGGAAGTAACGCAACTGGTGGCTTTGCTAGAACATTTAACGGGAATTCCTTCAGATTTATAAGTTCAGCTAACTCCGAAACCATGCGGATTAATAACGCCACTGGCAACGTAGGTATCGGGACTACTAGTCCAGGCTACAAGCTACACGTGAATGGAGACGCGAAGATAGGTAATTTAAGATTAGTTTCAGCAGGAGACGCAGACTATATTCAAAGTGATACAAATATTAGGTTTTCTCCTGTAGGAACGTCTTCAGGAACACGAATGACTATATTATCAACAGGTAATGTAGGTATCGGTACGACTAGTCCTTTGCAATCTAATTTAGTAGTTTCGCCTTCTGCCCAAAGCGCAGATGTTGATGGTGTTACTGTAGTTTATAATCCTGATGGTGCAACAAATAGGGTTAGGTCTCAATTAAAAATTGATAATTTTAACGGTGTTTTAGAATTAACAAGCAGTGCAGACACTATTGCCACTTACATTACCGCGGGCGGGAATTCTTTTTTCAACGCGGGCAACGTAGGCATCGGAACGACTAGTCCATCAACAAAACTTGATGTAGTTGGAACAGCTAGAATGGATACTGGGATAACAGAAGGTACTCATTATGTAGGCACAGGCTTAGAGCACTGGGGAGATGGAGGAACAGGAATGTCTTTCCCAGCAAACGATATTATATCTCTAAGAACAGCAAGTTCTGATAGACTTTATATTAATGCAACAGGAAACGTCGGAATAAGAACTACTAATCCTGCTCATGCGTTAGATGTTGCTGGATATATTCGGTCTGGAAATACAGGAGCAGATAACACATCAAAATACAGTAAGTTTTTAGGTAGACATTATACTAATTCAGAACAAGACATAGTAGCTATATCAACCGAGTCTACATTGTCATCTAATAACGTATATATCGGCGGGGGCTTCAGCCCTAATAATTCCGCTACTACAATTAAACTATATACTGCCAATAACACGACAACGACAACAGGCTCTGAAAGGATGCGTATTACCTCCACAGGTAACGTCGGCATCGGGACGACTAATCCTGGTGAAAAATTACATGTAGCTGGAGGTATTGCTAGATTTTCTAATGCCGCAAGTAACTACATAGAAATAGACGGGAGCGCCTCTGGAAGCAATCATGGTATAATAAGCGCTAGGCTAAACCAATTACAATTAAAAACAAACGCTGGTTTTGAAGACCCCCATATTTCAATTTTACCAGACACTGGCGGTAACGTGGGCATCGGAACGACTAGTCCTAGCCAAAAGTTAGAAGTTGACGGCCAAGTGTTATCTGACGGGTATAGGCTTGCTGCAATGCAAACAGCACCTGCAACTAGAAATTCAACAGGAACGCTAGGGGAAATAGTAATAGATGGAAATCACATGTATGTTTGTTATGCTACAAACTCTTGGAGTAGAGTAGCTTTAGCAACATCATGGTAATAAAAATAAATAAATAAAAACACAATTATGACTTACGAAT